GGTTTCATTGAAACCTATTGGGTTGTTTGGACAGTGATACGACGACATCGCTATCGCCCCGCCTCTGCAAGCTGCTGGATACAGTATAAAGAGGCGGGGCGTTTGTGTTTACTGCTGCGACAAATGCCGCTCTGCTGCCTCTACTGACTGGAATACAGGGCCTATACGGCGTCCTGTGGGGCCGTAGACCCTCACACCTGCCCTGCTTGATGTTTGGACCGCACGATGACCTTCTGGGGTTGTATAAATAGCTCCTCCGCGATTATTCAGGGAGCGTTGAGGTGAGAACCTATTGGCAGCTTTGCGGATCTCCATCTGCTCCTCGGTCTTCGCCTTTCCGTATTCTGACTTCAGCTTGAGTTCACCCTTTTGTTTTCTCGGGTCAAGCGATGTCTTTGTCAGCGTTGGCTGCAGTTCAGGGCTTGTGAGACCTCTGAGCTGCATCACACGGAACACACTGGAGCCGATGTCTCCCTCCTTGGTGATCTGCTGAGTTGGCTTCATTTCCCCGGTCACCTCGTCCACTCGATCAGTGAATGCTTTCCTAAGCAAATCGTAGGCACTCATTCTTCCCTTGATGTTTGATATGGACTTCCCAAGAACTCCCTTCTGATAAGCTGGATGAACTGGTAGCCCCATGGATTTGGGGTCAACGATTACGTCAGGTGCTGTTTTGTCAAACTGGATAACCTTCACTATGTCGCCCGTCCTGTAACCTTGGTCATCTTTGTAATCGTTCAGCTCATTGAACATGTCCTTCCAGAAGATTCCGCCATGCTTCTTCTTGTATTCGTTGGATGCGATCTGTTGCCAAAGCGTTTTTCTGCTACCAAAAGTCATGTTGGGGATCGCTTCCTCAATCTGAGCGATTGTCTTGAACTCAAATGTCTCCCATTTTGACGGCTTGCTTGGGACGAACTTCTCACCTTTGGCCTTGGCTTCCGCTTTGGCTTCCTTGTCCTTCTTGATCCGGTCCTGCTTCGCCTTCTTCTGAATCATGGAAGAAGCTTTTTTGAGAATCTGAGGCAGTTCTTCCTTCACTCCCGGAATGTTATCAACGTCATATTTGAACTCCTCCAGCATGACCTCGGAGTAGGTCTTGTTTCCAGCAACAGACTCCTCCTTCTGCAGGACTACGAGCCCGATGCCGTCTGTCTGTTGGATAGCTGTCCTGAGCTGGGAGGCAATAGATCCACCCTCTACGGCCCATGCTATGGTGCCTTGATTGTCTGCCAAGTCAGGATGATCAGGTCCGCCGCGGAGCTCAAACACACGTCCGGATCTGGCAGTGTACTCACCAACCTTCATGCGGTCAGCCATCATGATGAACGCCTTTTTCCCGGCGAGCTGCTTGATGTCGTAGCCCGGGTCATTCGTGGCGGGGCTGAACCTAGCCATCACACTCGGCGTGAGTGAGACCACTCCATTCAATATGGTTCCTGATTCAGAGGGATCATTCAGCTTCCGCTGAACAATTGATGGTCGATCTGCTGCAGGCGAGAACCTGATGTCATCAGACTGGACATTGAACCTTTCAGACAAAGGGATCAGGTTTCCCTTGTCGTCGTATGTGGCTGGGTCTGCGGATTTGATTTGGTCTGGGTCGCGGACCAGCCACATGTTGCTGCCATCTGGTCCCTTCACGTTGACCGAATCATACCCGCCGTATTCATAGTCTGAGGAAATGGAATCCAAGCGCCTGTCAACGATGCTTTCAGCGTCCGTCCAAGGAGTGATGCTTGAAGATGGTTTGTATGTGTCTGCGGTAATTATTAAAGGTTTTTCACTTTTAATGAACGCAGCCACAACTCTCGGTGCGCCTCTGTTGTCTTTGCTTGAATCTGGGTTATTTGCGTAGAATTCGGCATTGCTTTTTTCAGTAGTGAAGTAAGACCAATCGTATCCTTCAGTAATGTCAGGATACGCCCTATCATTGCCCTCTGGGTCAAAAATGGTGAATTCGGAATCCGTCCCATGATAAACAGGTCCCACATTATAACCCGCCTTCTTGGCTGCCTCGTCTACCAACCTTTGAGCAGTCTCCATGTCACCAGACTGGACGGCTTTGGCATGGTCGGTGTCTAGCTTGGCCGGGGAGAACCTGACACCTGCTCCTTGTGCAGGCTCATCTCTCCTAGATATATTTATTTCCTCACCGTTCCTAGTCTTGATCTTGATGTCCGCATCATTGAACGCAACATAATTGAAAGTCTGAACTTCCTCTCCCGAAGCTTTCCTTGACATTCTGTCCTTGTACTTAATGCCTTTGATTCCGTAAACATTCAGCAGATCAGAAGCATTCTTTTGGCGATCTTTCATGGAGTCACCGACGAATTCCAATGCAGCATATATTTTTTCACCCGTTAGGCTTTTCCTCATGGGCCTTGCGTCAAACGAGTATGTGCCATGGATTTGCTCAAACAATCGAGCCACCTTGTATTCTTTGGATCGATAGAAGGCGTCAAAAGCAAGGCTGTCTGGATGTTGTGGGTCCTTTTGTAAAAGAGCCGCTTCAGCGAGTCTTTCGGATTCGTCTAAGAATGATTTATAATTGTCCCTCGTCACCCCTAAAGATTCTGCCATTCGATCAATAGAACTCTTAACGAAATCCGACTGGTTGTCATAGTTCTCGTCCCATTTGATCAGCGTGGATTCGTCAGCATCGAAGTCTACCTCATACAGATTGCCTTTTGGTTCACTAATGGAATCCTTGCTGGCTCCTTTATTCCTTTCGTAAAAGTCCATCAACCTAATCACAGGCTCATTCACAGAATCTTTGAGCCTAAAGATTGAATACTCAACTTGCTGCCTAACGTAGTCTGTGTCCAGCCCCTCTTTGACTCGTTGAAAGTAAGACTTGATATAGCTGTGCAGGTCAGCCTGAAGCGGACCAACATTAAACTCCCAGACGGGAGGCATCAGCTCATTGTTAACCACCATGTCTGGTTTCAATGTATTCCTGTAGTGGTCTGCGACCTTCCTGTCTTCAGCAAAATAGAGACCATAACCATAAGCCGTAGCCCCTTCACCTGTGCCAATCTTTGACAGGCTGAACTCATCAAACTTGTGTGGAGATCCATGATAAGCAGGAACGAACCGTATTGTTCCGGGTGCAGTTGTGAATCCACCGTTGGCTGCCATGGAATACGGTTTATCAGAAACTGTCCTAGATCCTCCAATGGGAGTAAAGTGTGTCTGCGCTCTCTGGTATGCAGACTCCGAAAAAGAGACGATCGGCCTACCTTCTTTTTGCTGCAACGCTACGATCCGATCGAGACGAAAACTGCGCCAAGGAAAATCTTTCCCACCTTCAAACAGCCTCCTTTGTCTGGCTGTCATTGTGCCTTCTGGAACCTCAGGATTCCCTTTGACGTTTCGCACACTGAGAATCTTGTTCAGGAAGTCACTCTTACGCTGCGATCCCAGAACTTCAGCGGTCCTCTTCTCGCCAGATCTCAGCGCATTGATGTAGCTGTGCAGGTCCAAGAACATCTGAGCCTCTGAACCGAAAATCTTCTGCATCTCCGCCGTCTGATTGTAAAGCCTGCTGGCCTTCGACTCAGTGAGGCTCATGTCTAATACACGTGTAGTGATCGTTCCGGTGATAGGGCTGACCACGATGTCATAAAGCAGCGCATTACGGTTGCTTATGGGAAGATTCTTTGCTCGCGTCTTCCCGAGCTTCGTCTTCATCGTGGAGGCTCCGTATGTCACGTTCACATACTGATCTGCTTCATTGATCTTTGAGTATTCTGCCAGAGCCTTCTTTATCGTGTCGTTAATGAGAGGCGAATCCAACAAAGCCTGAAGCTGGCCAGCACTAAAGCGAGCCCCCCTGTAGCTACCGTCTGGCTGCCTTGTCAGTCCTCCTTCCCCACCTACTTGATCCAGAATGTTTGTGATGGTTCTGGCTCGTTCTTTGGCTATCTTCTTCTGCTCAGAGTCGCCCATGATAACGCGCTTGCCGCTCCGGTCTGTCTTGGCGACTCCCATGGCCTCCATCTCTCGGAAGGTGTCGTCGTCTGACAAATCGACTGCGCTATAGGTCTTGACTGGCTCGTCTATGGAGAGGTCCACCTTCCTGCCTGCTTCCCTGCGAGCCTTGACGAGGTCTCGCATAGCAGAATCAAGTCTTCGTGACTGGCGGATCTGCTGGTCGAAGATCGGGCTCTGGAAGGCATCATAAACGCGATCCAGTTTGCCTTTTGCGAAGCGATCAAAGACACCTTTGAGGCCTTCTGCAAAGCTGCTTCCAGAAAAGATGTAGTTGCTGTTTTTCCCTTTGATGAAGTTGGCGAAATACTCTGCCCCCATCTCCTCGAGAATGTAGTCCACCTTTGCCTGAGAAGATCCCCCCATCTTCTCTTGATACCTTTGGCTGATGTCTATCTGCTTGCCCAATCTGTTCTCGTAATCCCGAATGAAATCATTCACCTGTTCTGGTGAATACATACGGCCAATCGTGTTTTTGATTGTGCTGACCATCGCATCGAAGCCATCCAGCCGCGCCATCGCATGAAAGGTCTCATGAAGCATCGTCTTAGCGTCTGCATTGACGTTCAGGTATACGACAGGCTTGCCGTCCTCCTCACCGAGAAACCCTGCAGCGTCCCCAAGCTTCGTTCCTTTTTGATCGACCACGAAGTCAGGGTCCACGTGACGAACTGTGGCTGATCCCTGTAGAAGGATCTGCTCAGCATCCATTCGAGCTATCCGGTCTTCTCGGCTAGAGATGCTAGCAAGACGTTCCCTGTCCTCAACGGACTTTGTCTCAATCCACCTTCCGTAGTCGCTATCTTGAGCATTGCGGAGAGAGGCCCCTGTCAAGCCTTCGACAGTCCTCCCCAATGTGGCGCCGCCTGCACCAAGAACTCCGCCAGAGCCTATACCCTGAGCGAGTCCCTCGAGCCCGCCAGAAGCGAGACCGATGCCTCCACCGACAGCTCCACCAATGACTGCACCAGTTGCCGCTCTGCCTGCGTAGTCTACTGGTCTGTCAAGGAACTGCAGCCTTCCTGCGAGCTTGCCTGCGATCGTATCAGGCTGATGCATGTGCACACGAGCCATTCCTCCCAGTCTGGTTGGAGTGTGAGACATCGCTTCACCAAAACCTGTGAGAAGCCCTCCTGCGACATCAAGCAGTGTCGGTGTTGCCACTGCGGCCCCGACAAGGCCTGCAGTTCCTCCACCGACGACACCTCCTGCGACAGCAGCACCAACGCCACCGGGCACCACTACATTAGCTAGTCCACCAGTGGCCTCGTCTATGATCTCTGTCGCTCCCTTAACCCGGTTCTTGGCTCCCTCAATGAGTCCGCCAGTGTATTCGGAGGCGATCGATGCTGCTCTACCAGCCGCCCTGACCGGAGCCCCGAGTGTTCTTGCAGCAGCCCGACTTGCTTTGGATGCGAGCTTGCCTCCCGGGACAACGAATGTAGGATCGATGAACTCACCAGTGAGCTCGGCTGCTTGAGTGTCGATTTTGGCAAGGTCAAGCTTGGCTCCAGCCATGCCTGCCCAGTCAGCATATTCGTTCCACGCCGATTTATCACCTCGCTCAATGGCACCTCGAACATTCTGAAGCTCTTTTAATTTGACGAAATTGTTATATTGGTTTGTCGTCTCGTCCTCGCTGACTCCGCCAAAAGCATCAATCTTTGATCCGATGTATCCTTTGGCCATCTGGATCAGGGTCTCAGTGTCGTAGGTGCCTCGAGCTGCTCCCTCCAGAAATGTTCGGGCAGATGTCCCCGGATCAAATATGTTGCCATAAGTCCGAACAGCATCAGGAAGGTTGTTTACAATCCTCGCCGCTGTGTCTACAGCAGCTTCGGCCACAACTCCGGGGACCTGACCCCACGTCATGTCAGGACGCGCCTGCTTATAACGGACAAAGTCCTCCCGGGTCAGGGAGGACGATGGCGTTTCAGGATTGTCAAATCGAGCTACCAACTTTTCATCTGGCTCAGGGTAGTCTCGCTTAATGATGTCCTTGATCCTGTCCTCAGACATCTGGTCTGGGAACTCTAAATTGACATCATAGTCCTCAAGATAGATTTGCTGCATTATCGTGATTCCAATTGACCCGACATTCCGTAGGTGAAAGTTTTGCCCATAGGGCCCTGTGCTTGCCCCGTTCCGCCTTGCAGAGGAGACCAGCTAATTGCATTGGCCCTGTTTTTTAGTTTACCCTTGAGGTCACTCTGAAGCTCTTTGAGGACTTTGATGTTCACATCACTGAATGACATTATCTTTGTGACATCAGGTATGACGGTTGCCAGTATCTCCCATTCACCTGCTGAAACAGCTCCAACCCCAACAATTTGCTCTTTAAGCTCGCCCATAAGGCGTTTCTGGATGCTCGTTGCTCTTTGCCTGTTTGTGGGATTCAGTTTTCCAGAAAGGCCCTGCTTCGCAATATCAATAAGCTCTTGGATCTTTTCAATGCCCTCTTGTGTTGGGATGGCAAACTCACGGAAGTCCTGAGCGATCTGCACAGATGGTGCTACACCATAACCAGCAACTTCGCTGGCCTGAACCTCACGCTGCAGCTTCATCATCGCGATCTGCTCTGATGGGGTCAGCTTGTCCTGTTTAGCGTAGAGCATCTCATATAGATTCTTTGCTTGCGTGGGGTATTTCTCAGCAAGCTCTGGAATGTTTTCCGAGACACGTCTCATCACTTCCTTGCTGGTCTCAAGCCTAGTGTCACCCTCTGCAGCCTGAATTCTGAGAATGTCTAAGTCTCTGGCTGCTTGCTGGACCTCTGGTGAGGGCTCAAGTGCTGGCTCAGGGCCCATAGGTCTCTGCGGCTGGGGTTCAGGTGAGGGTGTTGTGGTGTCTGCAGTCTGTCTAGTGCCAAATCCTCCACCTCTCCTCATAGCCCTCATTTCCTCTCTCATTTCGATTTCTGGAGACCTTCCCTGAGGCTGTGGTGCTTGCGGGGATGACGCAAAAGGGCTGGAGAAGACGTATCCACGAAATGGATCATACTTCTGCGATTGGTCCGATGATGGTTGCCCAGCGAATGATCGAACTGACTCAGGCATTTCCTGCTGGGAATCTGGGTAAGTAAATTCAGGCCTGAACCCTCCCTGCTGCGCTTGAATCAGTCTCTGCTCTGCTGCTGTGATTTCTGGCCCGAAGTCTCTTTGGACCTGCTGTGGCTGGAATGCTCGCAGCATATCAGAATAAAAGCCTTGAGCCTCTTCTTTCTCACGCTGAGCTGCGATCTGTGGATACATCTGAGCATAAGCAGCCAGCTCTGATGCTTCCATACCTTTCAGCAAGTCTGCGTCAGCACCCAATGCAGTCAAAGCAGTGACAGTCCCTTTCTTAAACTGTTCACGCCTCTTCATCTCCTCTTTGCGCTCAGAAAACTTTCTGATCCCCTCACCGAGGCTTGCACCAAATCCTGCGATACCTGCACCGAGAAGCTCTCCAACTCTGGACCTCTCGGTAGGCTGGACGATTCCCTGTCCTTGATATGTCTGCTGTGAAAATGCCATAACTTTATCCGATCAGTTTCTTAATACGTGAGTCCATCCACTTTTTGATGGAAGGCTTGAGCCACTCATTCTTTGACAGCCAGCCAGCGAATCTTTGACCGTATTTGATGTAGAGATCGTGGAACCAGACTGGTGATTCTGTCTCAAGCCATTGCCTGAACAGCACCCACATTGGGTTGTCGGCTCCATATACCTCACGAGCTACCCAGCATTTGCCTTGGAAAATTCCACCAGCAGCAGATCCAAGCCCCTGCATCACTCCGCTCGCAACTCCTGCTCGAGCATTGGCAGATGCTATGCTCGCATTAAGTGCAGCGTTGTAGTTGCCAGCGGCCAGACTGCCAGCATAGGCTGACTCTGGGTTGAAGACCTGCTGCGGAGCCATTCCTTGACCTTGTGCAGCGAGGCCTTGACCAGCAGCGATACCCACTCCGGGTCTACCGAGAATAGCCATGAACGGATCTGCAGCAGTGGCTGCGTTTAAGCCTACCATCTGCTGTGCGAAGGCCTGTCGCCGTCTCTGTAGCTGCTCAGCCTGCAGCCCCTTGACAAGGGCTTCCTGACTGATGTCTGACACACCGAAACCCATTCCACGAGCAGCCTGAGCCCCTCGGACCTGCTGCTCAAGCTCTCTGGCCATAGCTGGAGGAAGAGATGCTCCTGCAGCCAGTTCCTGCTGTGCCTGCCTGTTCAACTCTGACATCAACGCAGCCTGCTCAGGATTGGCCTGCCTGAAGGCCTCAGTGGCCCTCTGACCGAGTCTCTCGACTGCAGCGATGTCTCCTTCTCGAGTTACATCAAGGCCAGCCACATCGGCTCTGGCGAGCCCGGGCATAATGTCTCGTTCATACAGCTCAAGCAAACCGGGCTGACCTTCGCTTCCGCGCATGAGATCCCTCAAGACCTGCAGGTTCAGGCGGGCCTCTGCTGGCCTGCCATATTCCTGACTGGCTTCAGCAGCAAACAGGTCAGGGGCCAAAGCTATTTGAGCCTCTAGTGTCTCACGTGTCTCCTTGCCATAATCCCGAGGCGGAGGTGCCTCTGCGCTATACATTCCCATGGTAGTTGTCCTGTTGGTATTGTCTGTGTAATTTACTAAACTCTCTCATCGCATTCCACCCGCCACATAGGTAGACGACTGCGAAGATCACCTCGTGGTAGTGGCTCTTCAAAACATCCGAGTGGACTCTCTTGACCTCGTCCTCGGACTGCTCCCATCTGTTCGCATCGAGCCACGCACTGCAGCTCACAATTATTATTGGCATGAGGAAGCTACTGTGGGCCTGATAAAATGGGTTGGAGCTCAGCTCCAGCATCCACTTCAACTCAGCCTCAATAAGCTTCTCATCAGACTCCACCTTCCCGAGGTCGATCATGTCGTCAATGTCATGTGACCTCTCGGCAAACAATTGAACAAAGTCCCACGCTTTCTCGTTGTTGTGAGTCAGCCTTAGGAAGTCGCTCTTTATGGAGTAGTCAAAATTCATTAGGTTGTGATCATCATGTTGACTGCATAATTAGCTGCAACAGATGTTCCAAAACTTAAAGTCAGTCCACTGGTTGTTCTTGCAGACGTTGTGATGTCATAGACTGGAGTCCCCGGCGAAGTGACGTTTTCTACTCGCACAAAAATAGGCAGGTCAACTGAAACACTGCTAGTGAAGACGACAACAAGCGTCCCAACACTGGCAGCATTTGTCCAAGTTGCAGATGCTATGTTTGTGGCTCCTGTAAAAGTGACCGTGCCAACTCCCGATGTCGCAAACCTTCCTTTCGCTGAAAATGAAGTTGATGACGAGGCGTCCCAGACAAGAGCTGTCCCATTGCTTTGCAGTGTCTCACCATTAGCTCCGAGACCTAAGGTAACCCACGCAGATCCGTTAAAATAAGCCACAGAGCCTGCTGTAGCTATTGATGGTAGCAGTCCCGTGTCTGGTCTCCATTCAACGTTATTGCTGGCATCAGTCGCAAGGAGCTTGTTGGCCCCATCAGTGGTGATTTGATCAACAGCGATTGAGCCTGTGCCATCCTGAGCTGACCACTCTGGGTTCGCTCCAGCCCCTTTGGTCTTCAGGAACTGTCCGTCAGTCCCCGGGGAGAGCTTCACGAGATCGCCGTCCGCATTATAATACAATAGCTGACCATGAGTCCCCGCCTCTAGCTTTGTCAGGCTGAGATTGTGATCGTTGATCTTGCTGTTTATGTTGATCCCCTGCTCGAGCTTGACAGTAGTCACAGATCCGTCTGCTATCTGCGCGGAGCTGACAGAACCTTCCAAAGTGATGGCAGGGGCTCCAAGCAGGTTAAGCTTCGGGTATGTGATCTTCTCGCCTTCAGAGAAGGTGTATCCTTTTCCAACTACAACTGAGAGTGACATAATGTTATGCGGTGATGATTCTGTGGCCAGATGCCGACATGTAGAATTTGAGTGGTGTATAATTCACCGTGGCAACAGTTGTGAACTGTTTGACTGCAACATAAACGTAGTCATTCGCATCCAACTCCACGTGCCCAATAAGTGAGATGTTTTTATTGTGCCCGTTGCTAGGGTGATGATGTATCTGCTCGGTCGCTGTGATCTGAGAACTGGTCGCCGCAGAACTATCATACTTAAACAGGCTGGCCAACACGCTCACATTGGACCCGTTTGTTGATCCTGAAAGCGAAACTTGAATCTCGGCATCGATGGCTATGTCACCCGTATATCGGAGTTGACCGTTGGATGGCATGTCGAACTCCGTCATGTTTGACTGAGTGGCAGTTGTCACCGAAAGTGCTGCATAAGGATCGCCGCTATTGACTGCTGTCGCTGACCCGGATGATGCAGCAATAGCCCCGAATGGATTGACATCGTGCTCGGTGACGTGCTGTGGGTACCAGTTGCCCGCTGTGTCGCTCACGATCGTCAACGTCTCGCCAGCACTAACTCGGACATCACCAAGCCCAGCAGGGCCCCAGCTTGAGCTTTGAATTGTTATGAAACTCGATGTGGCGTTGATTATGTTTTTGACGGTGATGTATCCAGAGGCAGGAACAGGCAGCGTGAACGGACCGCTTGCGCTGCTTATTATGTTGTAAAGCTTCGTGTCGGACACAGTGTTGCTGCTGGTGTCATTAAAGGATTGTCGGAAAGTGTGAGGCTCGTTAAGAGAAATCTCCGGGTTGGCCGATCCGTCTCCGTTGGCTACTGTCAGCCCAGTCGATCCGACAATAGACCTGACACTAGCGTTCCCGCTTCCGTCTATTGACAGAAGCCCAGCCGTTCCACTGAGCTCATCAATGGATCTGATGTTTCCCTCCGCATAGTTTAGCTGCTCCAGTGCGGTTATGAATTCTGTTCTGGTAGTAGTCGTCGATGAGACTGGCCCGTTGACTGCGTCTACTACAAAGTTTTGTGTATCATCTGGCATATTACCAAAGTCCTGAATGTGTTCCTTCTCGTCTCTGACCAACAGTCGAACCAGAGGTCACGCTATGAAGCCTGACTCTGCCATTGATCCCTTCAATCTTGACCTGAAAATAGGCTCCCCTTCGGTCTACCCGCAGCTTGTGAGTCCAATACTGGTACAAGTCAAGCTGTGTCCCAGAAGAACCAAGGACAGTCCCCGGGTCCGCACTGTCACTGTCCAGAATGACCGAGTAGTCCTCTCGCCCCGGGTTCTCGTGGGTGTCGTCTAGGTTTTGAATGTTCCAGTCACTGATCCCAAAAGTCATGTATTTGGTGCGGTCAGGAAATGTGTAGCTTGTGTTGTCCACAACAACTGTTTCCTCCTTCACTCCATCCACGATCCCCGTGACCTTGTATTCCGGGTCCCACGTGCTTATGAACATCTGGGCCTGCTGGAATCTTCGTCGATTGCCTGCCTCGAAACCATAGCCACGAGTCTTGATCAGGAATGCTATTGGTCGGTCTTCAACTTCGATGTTATCCGAGCACAGCACTTGGAGGTATGGATCACTGTTCCCATCAGGGTCTCTGACGCTGATCAGGATCGGTGAGCCGCTCACGAAGCGAATACCACAGCCATTGTCTGAATCAGTTGTTTCACCACTATTCCAACCGTCATCGGTGTAGCCTGTGAAAAGGTTGGCCCCAGCGATCTCGCAGTGATCAGCCTGCTGCTCGTCTCCGACACCCCAAAGCCATCCGCTCTCGGGGTCATTTGTGTTGACTGTGAGCGGCTCGACTATGTTGAGCCCACCGTCGATTATCTCCGTATCATTGTCGTCAACCAGTTCCCTGCGTCGAGTGGCCGTGATAGTTGTTCCATCGTTTACCTGAACAGTTGTTCCATCACTCACGTGACCCTTGACCATCAGGTCGCATGTGTAGGTCCCCTGAACAATAGGTCTGCCCTCCAGCTCTCCATACTCATACAGCCCAACTACACCATCGTAGTCCACGTAGTAGAGGTGCTCGGCCCCCTGAAAGTCGGCCACAAAAAAGTATTTGATTTTAATGGCATCACCCTGATCGTATCCAGCCCACGCTCCATTGATAAAATCGTAAACAAGGACAGCATTGTTCTGCTTGCCTCCGTCGATCGGGACAGACAGATAATACCTGTTCCGCCAGTAGGCCGCTGATGCCGTGTCCTTGGCTACACTGAAGTCGATCCGGTCAATGATTGGCTGCACAGGTGTGCTCTGTGGCTCTGAGACGCCCTGTAGCTTGTTTTGTTCGGTCAGTGCAAGGCTAACTACTCCTCGCTGCGATAGGAACCACAGATCGCTTCCTGCGCTTGCAACCGATCTCGCACCCACAATACCATACTCAGTTGTGACCTGATCAAGGACTGCGTTGTTCTCCCAATCGCCAACGAGGTTTGACACAGTGTAGATACTGGTGTCTTTAAATATGACAACAGTCTGATCGTTCCACTTATACAGGCGTCGAATGTTATCCGAGTCACCCTGATTGATTTTAAAATTATTGAACACGTCATAGTCTGTGTATGACAGGATGTCTGACACAGCGACATGATCTGACTTATACCCACCAGAAGGTCTGTGAGGCACTAACAAGCGATTCTGGAAGAAGAGTGTTGAGCTTGAATTCGGGATGTTGTTGAGGCCGCTCGCTGAAGGAGGAGCCTCCACAAACCCTTCGTCGATGGACGACATGATGAGCTGAGACTCATCAGGGCCACGCGACAGAATGACTTTGTCAAATGCCTGCGTGAACCAGTAATTGCTTTGGTATGTGTTGGCGGGAGATGAGAGCTGAACGCTGCACGGTAGTGGGGCTAGGTTGTTGCCGTATCGGGCTCTGTATATCTTTGGTGCATCCCCCTCGACGCTGGCCACGATCAGAATCCAGTCGGCCCCGTTTGGATCATTCCAGACTCCAATTCCGTAAACATTCCCGAGGTTCGCGCTGATCTGTCTGCCCCAGTTAATGTCGCCACCATCCCAGTTTATCGGCCACTCAAATCCATAACGATTGAACCACGCCAAAGGCATGACGCCTCGTCTGGGCTCTGCCACACCGTACCTAAACCTAGCGTTGATCGCCTCAGAAACCATGCCCGGGGGAAGCATGTGAGGCTGCTGCCTCATGTCTACACCCACGAAACCATTGTCGCCCGCCGTGATAGGCTGGTCATCGTTCTGCGTGTAGTTTCTGTGCTCTCTCATTGATAAAATCCGATCTTGCTCAGGAGCGCATCGAGAATCTTGTTGCTGTTTGCCCAGCTAAATCTCATGCCCCTCTCTGAAGCCTTAATAGCTTTCTCGACCCCGCCACTGTTATACACCTCTCTCATCCTGCTGACTAGACTGTCCGGATCAGGGACAGCCCATAGGCCGCCGTTAGCATAATGAGCCTCAGCCTGCCTCAGCTTGTAGTCCACCGGGTAGCCAACAGTCTCATCGAAAAACTCTGTTATACCACCGAAGGGAACAGCGATCACTGGTCTGCCAGTCGCCATCGCTTCGTGCTGCATTAGACCCCAACCCTCGCCCTTGCTCGCGCTGACAAAGCAGTCAAGACTGGCATACCAGTCAGACAGATCACGCCTTGTCCAAAACTGTCTCAAGACCTGTATGCGATCATCATCAACCTCCAGATCTGGATCGTCAGGGAAGCATTTGATGACCAGCCTGACATCCTTGACTCGCTTCGGGAAAGCCTTCTTCCATGCACTCAGAACGTCTTCAAATCCCTTCCTGCAGCCACCTGCTGCAGTCCTGCCCGCTGTGCCAAAAACAAACTCGGATCTCTTCTGTTTTGGCCTGTAGTGAAACACATCAGTGTCGATCCCCATGGGCACTTTGGCCATCGTTCTCTTCACACCCTGAGCGTTGAACAGGCACAGATTGAAGTCACTTGGAACAACAATCAGATCAGCCTGATTCAGATTGAGAGCCGCCTCTTTATGAAGCTGGGTGGTTTCCCACATAGTATTATAGACCACCCGCTTCTTACCTGACAGACCATAGGACGGGCAGTGTATGATCATCTCCCAGTCCTCTCGCTGCTCTTTATGCACAATAGACTCCAATACCACTCTTGGGATCGGAGCCTTGCCTCTCTCGCTGCTGACGGGCCAGCAGTTAATGTCTCGGCCCAACTCTGTCAGACCCTCTATAACGCGAATGAGATGCAGCGAGTAGCTGCTATACCCATCCACCACGCCTCGTATCACACCTCGATTAGACCTCATCCAGTCATTATAGAATTCGATCAGATCCTGTTAAGAATATTCTCGATAATGTTTTTGGTGCCAGAGGTTCTCTGTTCACGTATGACCGACTCCTTCACGCTCTGAGCCTTCGTAGCATCAAGCTGCTTCAGCTCCCTTTTGAAAGTCTGGGCAGCGGACACACCGCTGACTGCTGCCTTCTTCCATTGTCTTCCGCGCAGATGCGCTCCTACACCCAGAGCTGCGATCAGAGCGTTGGCTGCT